AGAAGAGAATTTTTGGAAGAAACTGATCACGAATTGTCAGGACCCTTGAAAAAGGTTGCGATCATATTGAGGAAAAATAGAACAGGTATCAAATCAAAAGGGTTGTTCTACGTTTTTCTTTCGAAACAAAAAGAAAAAATATTCCCTGACTTAGAAAATGCTATTGATGGTGATGAACATACTGAATGTGGATATTTCAAAAAAAATGAATTACCTGATAACGTATCTCTAGGATTACGTCGATTAATTTCACGATTACTAAAGTAATTTTTTGTGTAAAGTAGTGAATTCCGATACTTTTCACAAAAAATATATCTCTTTAATTCAGAGTCAGTAGATATTTTAACTTATTGAATTCTGCTAATATTTCGTCTCTAATATTCAATAGATCACTATCAGAACTCGGATCATACACATTTGTGAGTGAAATCAAAAACTGAACAACTGAATCAATGTATTCCATCACATCCACACTTGTCAGATCTAGTAAAGGTAAATTTAATCCTTGATCAAATTGTGGTCGACCATGTTTACCCATACACACTTCCACAAAGGTATCAATCAAATCTGTTAATGCATCATAAATTGAACCAAATGCTTGATGTTGTGCATAAGAATCTGTTTGCCAATGAAAAATCTTCATTTGATTTTGTGCCATCAACAGGTTTTGTATTACTTCATTTTTCATTGAAATTATTCTTATATCAATTTTAATTTTTCAAAATAAATCAGGAAATAAAGTTCTTAAAACTCCTTTTGATTGATTATTGTTTTGGGTTTGAGGTGGTGTAGACGGCGGTATTGATGATTGATTTTGCTGGACATTTCCAAATTCACTTTCCCAGTTTTCTTTTGCTTCTGGAGTATTTGAATAAGCTTCGAGTTGATTATTAAATTCTTGAGAACCTAATTCTTTTTCTAATTCATCAGCTCCAACAAAATTTCCATATCCAAGATAATCCAAAAATCCTAAGTACCATTTTGTTCTATTCATCAAAGACCTTACTTGTCTATTACCATAAAATTTACCCCAAAGTCCTCCAGAAATAGGGTATTTTTTGAAGGCCTCCCAAAAACCCATTTGTTTTCCACCAGTAAAAAATTTGTTTTCTTTTGCGACTTTACTTAACTGTGTTAATAAATCAATAGCGTCTTTATTTGTCATCCTAGTCGCCACATTACCCCTTCGTACTCTGTTAGTAATTCTTCCAACTGTGGAAGTGGTTTGTCTTGAACCAGAACCTATCCTACCTAAAATTCCTAGCCAGTCCGAAACTAATTTTACTCCTAGTGTTTTTATAATTTTATTATTTGCATTTGTTTGAAGCCATTTCTGCATTTTTATTGAATTGGTTCCAATCCATTTTGCAAGTTTATCAAAGAGTGATGATTTTTTTGTAAGTACACTAAGAATTCTTTCAGCCCCTAATCTATCACCTTGTCTTAATAAAAGTATAGCTCGATCAGAAGCTTTGATTATTTTACTACTTCTACCCAAAAATAATAACGGTTTGGCAATGGCGTCTCCAATGTAGGGTATCACAGAAATAGCGGACAATATTGCAAATGTATAATTTCCTTGGGTGGCATAAATTACTGCATTAGTAACATCAGCAACACCTGTAGGATCGAAAAGACCTACAACATCTAAAACTGTATTATACCATTTTGGTTCTTCAGCTTCTTTTAAATTACTTTTTAAAAGTTTTTTTTTAAGTTTACGATATTGAGTTTCATTAATTGAAATATTCATATTTTTTTATTTATAAATATTTCAGTATTCAAAAAAAATCAATCTCTGATTTGAATGTGAAACATAACTTGATTATAATATTGTATGAAATGTTCGTTGTATAAATCCCATTTGATATCAACTCCATCAAAGGAATAAACCCAAAAATTTTTAAATTTTGGTAAATAAATATCTCTAAATTGACGGAATAACTCTTTTTTTTCAGGTGTTTCTAGGTGCCATTCACCAACGATTACTCTAACATTTTCAAGTAAATATTCTATGTTTTCATCATTAATTATATCATACTCACAACCTTCACAATCAGTTTTAAGAAAATCAATTTTATCTATCCCGTAAAGATCTACAAAAGTTTTAAATCTAATTGATTCCACATATCCTTCAGAGAACCATGATGGATTTTTAGTGGTAAGTCCATCACTGTCCGAAATCATTTTGTTAATTTGAGTTACTGGATATCCTAATGTATTTTTAACTAACCATCTAAAAGATTTGGTATCTGGTTCAAAACAAAAAAAATGTTTTGCGTTTTGGTGTAAATTTGTATATGTAAAAGGACCAACACTAGCTCCAATATCTAATACAATATCTGATTCTTTAACATCAAAATGCATATTGTATACTCGATCAATAAAATTTTCACTTTTAATGAAACCAACCTCATCCATAGGACCCCATTCGAAATCGTCTATTTTTCTCATTTTTTTTTAATTTTTTACTTTTCTAATTTTTTCTATTTTTCTATCCAAATACCATTTAGCTTTCAAGAGATCCTCAAGTTCTTTGTCTACATTTTTCTTTCCAGCTCTTGAGATATACTTGACCGTATTTCCAAGATGGAAGTCCAAATCCCAAGCTTCGATTACTTTAATTGCCTCATAAGGATTGTCAATACCTCCGTAGTGAGAGGGATGATTTACCATTTCATTTTTTTCCATAGTGATATTATTTGAAAGTCCCACATGATCCATCACAACTTTGTCCTGCTCCCTCAACATAACCTATACGAGTGTCAATGTGTGCCGATTTAAGTTGTCTAGTTTTAATACCACAAATCCCACAGGTATCATATTCAAGACTTTCGGTTTCATTATCCTTTTTATATTCAGACAATAGATCATCATTTGATAGTGTTGAATACTTATTCTTTAATTTATTTATAATTACATCGTCATACATTAGTTTATGAGTTGCAATCATTGTTTCAGACGCACTCAATGTTTCTGAAATGACTTTTACAATTTTATATGGATCTGCATTTGAAGCGGGTCTTCTGTCTTCCAAATAACCTTTCCATTCCGATGCGGTTTTGAGCGGGACTCTTATTGATGCTCCTCTGTCTGACACACCCCAACTAAACTTATCAATAGACTGAGTTTCATGTTTACCAGTCAATCTAAGTTCATTAGAAGAACCATAATTTTCGATATGCAGATCGTGTCTTATTTCAAAAGCCTTGAGTATTGATTTAAAATATTGTTCACCACCACTCGTTCTCATTTTTTCATTTGAGAAATTACAATGTAATCCACTACCATTCCAATCTCCTTCTACAGGTTTCGGATGAAATTCTATGTTATATCGATATTTTTCGGATAGTCTCTGAAGTATGTACCTTGCCATCCACAAGTCATCGGCCGCTTCTAAAGAAGATTCACCCAAAATTTGGAATTCCCACTGACCCAATAATACTTCCGCATTAATACCAGTGATGTTTAATCCTGCATTCAAACACAAATTCAAGTGTTCTTCAACAAACTGACGACCATGAACTTGATTACTCCCTACCCCACAGTAGTATGTACCTTGTGGTTTGGGATAACCATTGACGGGAAAACCTAACGGTCTACCATCTTGGAGTATGGTATATTCTTGTTCGAAACCATACCAAATTTGATCATGGTCTCGTAACAAGTGTCTAACATTACTTTCATGTGGTGTACCGTCAGGATTCCAAACTTCACACAACACAAAAAAATGATAGTCTCCATCTTGGAACGGATTTTTATAAACCTTAACAGGTTTCAGAACTCTGTCTGAGTAATGTCCTTCTGCTTGTCGAGTTGATGATCCATCAAAAGACCATTCAGGGTAAAAGTCAGCTGTAAATCTGTAACCTTTCCATTCTTTTAATATTTTAACCTTACTTCTAAGGTTTGGTTCTGGTTTGTAACCATCTAACCAAATATATTCTGCGGTAATTAAGCTCATTTTTCTAAATTTTTTTGTTGGTTGTGTAGTACCCTGACGCTAATGGTGTTTCAACAATCATCTTGTGGTCAATAAGATAGTCCACAAAAAGTCGAGTTTGAAGGGTATTGATTTTTAATAAGTTCGAAATGAAATCTATATGACAAGGTTGTCTTAATTTATTCAAAACTTTTTTTATGGTTTTGTTATTGATAAGTTCCTGATTTAATTCAGTCATTCTGTGTTTTTCTTTATAAAATCTTTCTCTCACCAAAGCTCCCAAATCACTATCATTTGGATTTTTTACTATTTCTTCTTCCGTTATTTTTATCTGTATCATTTTTTTGGTTTTTAGGTTCAGTTTTTTTTACATCACGTACCTTTTCTTTCCATTCTTTTTTCGGTACATACCTCCAATTAGAATTAGATACACCGACTAAGTTCTCAGCCTTTGAGTCATCCAATCTTTTGATTTCATCCGTTAGGGTGTTGTGAATTGTTTTCATTATTATTTTTAATAAAAATATAAACCATTTAGATTGATTTGTCAAAATTTTTTTTTAGTTCTTC